ATTGTCTGATTCAGGGAATTGCAAGCAGCATAAAACTGGAAGATATGCAGCACCTTTTCAGCGTCCTGATTAGGTACAAGATGTTTGTTTTCAATGGAAAATCCGAGAGGTGCTTTTCCGGCCAGAACTTCACCCTGCCGGTATTTATAGTCAAACACATCCCGGATCCGGACAGAATCGTTTTCCGCTTCCAGCTCTGCAAAGGTCATGGACTGCGCAACGAAAGCCCGGCCATGCGGTGTGGTCGTATCAAAGTACGGCTGATCGACAGCAAGCCAGTCGCAATGGTTCGCTTCGAGAATAGCCTGCGTATTCAGATAATGTCTCAGACTACGGAACCAACGGTCAAGTTTAGTAAATATAATCAGATTCACGCGTCCGAGTCGGACATCATCAAGCAACTGCTCAAAATCTCCACGTTTGATTTTCCTGCCGGAGATTCCATCGTCAATATAGGTTCCGGCCAGAACCATGTTTTCTTTGGATGCAATATAAGCTTTGCAGGTAGAGAGCTGTTCATCAATACTGTCTCCCTTTTTCGCCTGTCGGTCTGTGGAGACACGTACATATATAGCAACATTTGTTATACTCATAGTATCCTCCTTAAAAATGGGTATAAAAAATACACCTATGCAGGCGTATCAGTTCGTGCTATAATTCTAATTGTCTGGAAAAGAATTGTAGCATCAACTGATAGCTGCAGAGTTTTCATGAAGTCGTCCTGGTGCGCCAACACTGGGACGATTTTTATTTATCTATAACATTTCTTGCACGCATCATATCCGCGCGCTTTAGCTTCGCTGATCGTCACTCTGTACGGATCATTCATTTTACTGCAGTCTTTACTGAGATGATATTTTTTTCCTGTATCGCAGATCCATACATAGGTTCCTAGAGGAACCTTCTTTGCAATCACCTTGATTTTATAAGTCCATTTTACAGATTTATATTTGCCTGTAACAACAACAGAACCTTTTGACTTGGCAGTGATAACTCCCTTGGAGCTTACGGTAGCAATTTTGGGATTGCTACTTTTGTAAGTCATTTTAACCGGAGCTTTAATGGCTTTCTTTTGGTTCACAACCATAGTAATAGATTTGGTTTGATTTGTGACCTTTTTGGTTGCTGCCTGAACGGGAACTGTAAAGAGAGACAATATCATAACCATAGAAAGAATTAAAGACAATAATTTCTTTTTCTTGTTCATGTTCGTTCCACCCCTAGATAATTATTTGTCGGACAGTAATTTAGCGATTCTGTCAAGCTGACGAATGATAATAAAATTCTGTTCAAGAACTGCACGCTGATAGTTCATAATATTTTTCTGAATATCACGATCACTTCCGGCACCCAAAGAGATTCCAAGCTCTGTAAGACCGGTACCGCTTAATTCATTAAGAATACTTTTGACAGATTCAATATCATTAGGATCTTTTAAATTTTCCATTCCGAATTTACGGAGAGCTGCAAGATCCTTTTCTGCCTGCTTTGCCTCGGCTTCTGCCTGCTTACGGGCTTTCTTTTCTTCTTTGGTTTCACCACTATTATTAAAAAGACCCATCATTTATACCTCCTTGATTGGAAAAACTTACCGGTAGTATTATGATGAGTTTCCCCCTTATAATGTTTCCTGCACCCAGCTGTTACTTACTAACGGGAAGGTGTGGAAACAATGGTGAAAAGAAAATACATACATTACGGCAACTGCAAAATATACGCTTTGTATTATCACAGCAACAATACTATATATATTAATCTTGACTTTAATGGGGGAACTCAAATCATAATACTTAAATAAATAGTTAGTTGCAGCTGGGTGTTTTATTATCCAGCATTTGTTTTTTCATCACCTGTAACAGGTGGGTGCATAATTTCTAATTCTTCTGGGCTGTCTGGAGCACCACCAGCACCCATAAGATTCTCTTTAAAATGATTCAGGATCTGCCTCCGGATCGCTGGATCGATTTCAAAATAAGTCTTAATGATTTCCTTTTCAAGATCTGTCGCATTATGCTGCGTAGCAAATTCATCAAGACTGAATGTCTCTGGTTGTATGCGCATAGGTTCTGTGCCATTTCGCAACCATTCTTCTGTAACTCCAAATTCTGTAGAAATTAATTTTATTATATGTTCTTTTACTTCTACACGTCCACGTTCCAGATTGTTGATTACATCTCCGCTGACTCCAATGCGTTCGCCAAAGGCTGCGCGAGACAGACCTTTTTTCTCACGCAACAACCGTATACGTTCGTTCAAATCAATACCTCCTTTCTGCTTAATAAAAATATAACACGTTAAATTTGGTTAGTCAACCAAAAAAGAACGAAAAATTTAATACAAATGGTTGACATACCAAAATATGCATGATATATTTAGTTAAACAACCAAATAAAACCAAATGGCAAACCAAAAAGGGACACAATATAAATAACAATTAAAAGAAAGGGGATGCGGAATGTTGGAGAGACCCAGGAGAAGAGTTGGAGGAATAGACGAATTTATGATCCAACGAACAGCAAGGCAGATTTTAAAAGAAATGCAGGAGTGCGGATGGACTCAGGGAGAAGCTGAGTTACTTCCAAAGTATTTAGAATCTGCGATAAAACAAAATAGCGAACGGATCAGAAAGCTGAAACCATTCGCTATTTGCGAGATTACAGAAGAATCTCCTTGACTTCTGAAACGGTTCTGCTGTAGTTAGCAGCGATCATTTCAAGAGTCATTTCAGTATCATCAGGGTGCAGTTCCTTATGAATACTGTAAAGCAGAGCAATATTATGAATTGCAATTTCTTTTTCGCTCATGTAGTGGTCTCCTTTCTTTAGTTTTCAGTCTCTGGTACAGACTGATAGCTAAAGTATAGGAGAGAAGAAAAGTACAAGCCGAAACGGAGGAGCACAACATAAATGGCAATCACAAGAAAGGTAGATACGGATGTATATTGCGATATTTGCGGCAAATGGGTTATGGGTTGGACATCCAATAATGACGGAGTTAGCAGGGCATGGGCTGCTAAGTATGCGAGAAAGAAAGGATGCACAGTTGGAAAGAAAATCATCTGTAAAGAGTGCAGGATAGAGAAGCGGATCCAGACATGCAGCATACAGCAAAAGATTGGAAGTGCAGGAAGAGACAGCGATGGAACCTGCATGGGATTCGGAGGTGAAGCATCAGATGAACCACTGGAAAAGTGTAAACAGTGTATAGCATGTACATCATACCAATGGAAAGAAGAATAGCCGAAACGGTCAACAATGACCGTCTGGACACGATGGCAACGTGTTCACTGATGAGGTAAGCCAGAAAGGGGCGAAAGATATGTCACAGAAGAATATGGAAGTAATGTTAAGCATGGAAGACAAAGCCGAAGCCGAAGAACTGACAGCGTTTCTGCAGTCTGTAAACATCACAAAGCAGACACTGATGGATACATTCCTGAAAGGCGTCAAGGTGGGTGCAAGCATGTCGGCTCAGAAAAAGCCGGCATAAGGGAGGGACGACCTTGATTGAAAGATGGAAAGATATTCCAGGATATGACGGCAAATACCAGGCGAGCACAGAGGGGAACATCCGGAGAACTTTGAAATCCGGACAGTTTCGCAGCATGACTCCCTATCACAAAAAAATGAAAGGGAGTCAGCGCCTAGTTGTGAAGCTCACAAAAGACGGAAAAGCGAAAGAGGAGATAGTTCTCTCCCTGATTGCAAGGACGTTTTTAGGACCTGTTCCTGACGGTGCGGTTCCGTATCATAAGAACGGAATGCAGTCTGAGAATCACATAAACAATATAGCATACATACCCAGACAGGAACTTGGAAAGCTGACCGGTTACAGTTCCAGAAATAAAATAGTCGTGAAATTGGACAGTTGCGGACAGGATGTGGAATATTACAGATCTGCGAGAGAAGCAGCGAAAAAGAATTTTTTGAGTCGACAAGCTATCACTGATCGTTGTAACGGGAAAACAAAACGCGGACCGGCTCCGGATGGATACGAATATGCCTGGGACAACAGCGAAGCAAGCCGACGCAAAGCAATAAGACGCCTGGAGCTGGCTGGCGGATATACACCAATGCCGACAGCTCCTGCAGTAGAATTTGAGTTTTAGGAGGGGGAAGAAGATGGAAACACAAGGAACATTTAACGCGGTAAGGTTCTACGAAACTCTTGCCGCGATCCTCTCAAAGAAGCATGGCGTTGAGATCACCGTAAAGGTGAATGAAAAGCCAAAAGAAAAAGAGGAAACAGCTTGAACTATGACAACTACATAAGGAGATAAGAAATGGAACGAAAAATAATAATTTCATTGGTATCCGGGTACCTGGTTTCTATGCTGCCGATCTGGATAATCGATAGCAGAATGCAGGAAATCATTCTGACGTTTTCAGTATCTTTCTGCATCCTCTCCGGCCTGATCTGGATTGAAGAGAGGATACAGGACATGAAAAAAGCCCTCACGTCCGCCAACGTGAGAGCAAAAAGAAAAAACAACTTTCATAAATAGTATAAAGAACATGAAAAGAAATGTCAAGGAGGAACATATGTTAAAAACTGATTTTGATGGATTTCTTGGATTTGTTGAAAAAGTCAGGGAAGCCAATGCAGATGAAACGAAAAAACTCTGTAAAGAACGTACACAGATGTATGTAGATAAGATTCAGGAAGTCATAGCAGTTACACCGAGTGCAGATTTAGTCTTTGTTATTACGACACTGCGGACGATAACAGAAACCGTACAGAAAATTGATCCGGAGGCAACACATATGGCACAGAAGTTGTTTGATAGTATAAGTTACACGAGCAAATCAGGAACATTAAACGCGAACATGACCGAGGCAGCGGCCAGAGCATGCGCAGACGTTTTTAAGAAAAAATAAGCTCATGTACGGGAATACATGAGCCGGGCTTTCGCCACCTGAGGCAATTGCAATACAACAAGTATAACACTCGGGCGGCGGAAAGTCAATTCCAGCAGGGTAAGCCTGCTATATTTTTAAACTTTTTTGAGACAGTACAAGTCTCTTAAAAGCTCGATTAGGGGTATTAGACTTACGACAGGAGTGCTTATATGAGGTGGGCATACATAAGGGAGATATGGGACTTTGGAAGTACCATGGAGATAGAGGAAAAGCATACCGGAAGGTATGGAGCTAGGGGGCAGGAAAGAGAAGAGAGGAAGAAAGCCACTCCGGAAGAGATTGCCAAACAGAATCAGTGGAGAAGGGAAAGAGATGTCAGGAGACTGATCAAGTGGAATTTCTCTCCTGGTGATTACTGGATGACTCTCACATACAAGAAGGGGGAACGCCCTACATGGGAACAGATGAAGAAAGATCTTGCAAAGCTGATCAGAAAAGTCCGGATGAAATATAAGAAAAAGGGATGGGAACTGAAATATATTTACCGTCTGGCAATTGGAAAGAAGGGCGGTCCTCATGTGCATCTTCTGGTAAACCGTGAAGCAGATCAGGAAACCGGAACTGACAGGATCATATCGGAGTTGTGGGAGAACGGACATGTATATTTCGCATCCCTCTATGATGCCGGAGGGTATGCGAAACTTTCGGAGTACATCACAAAGCCCCTGGAAGAACATGAACCCAATGAGATCAAAAGATACAGCTGTTCCAGGAATCTGATCCGGAAAGAACCAAAGCAAAAGGAAATCAAAAGGAGAAATCTGGTGGACCGGCACAAACAGCCGATCTACCCGAAAGCACCAAAAGGATATTATGTAGATCCGGAGTCTGTGAAGATGGGGATTAACCCATATACAGGATATGCATACCGGCACTATACCCTTATAAGGATAGACGAGGGGGGATGAAATGACACATGTAGATATATATCTTGAAGCCAGTAGCACCTATCAGGGAATTACAGATAGAAAGTGTTCTTATGTCCTCTCAGTATCGATACGAGACGAAGAAAGAACCAGGGAAGGTTTCGGACATTTCGAAGGGACTTACCACCAGGCTGTGCTGATCACATTGGCAGAAGCTTTGGAACGCATGACAGCACCTTGTGAGATCTGCGTATACACAAGAGATACGTATGTCTGCAGCAGGATTCCGAAGATGGAAGAACTGTCCGGATCCGGATGGAAAGACAGCAAAGGCGAACTGATAAAAAATGCAGAAGAATGGCAGCGCGTATATTTGGCCGTACATGCCCTTTCGGATGCGCATGAATTGACCGGAAGATCTGGGAAACACAGTTACTCCGGGTGGCTGCAGGAGGAGATGGAAAAGAGAAACGATGAATGTGGAAGAACTATGGGGAAAAGGTTGGAGCTTGAGACCGGAACAGGACAAAAGGACAATGGAATGTCTGGGAACCATTATTAGATCAGGCATTCGGTTTACATACTACAAAGACGAACAAGGAGGAATATGGTTTGATGATGAACCAGCGGAAGGAAAACCAGAATGGATGCGAAGAGCAGACAGAGAAAGAAGAAAACGTCATGGAATCTATCATGAATGAATTTGCAGAGTATATCTGCGATCACCTCTGTAAATATCCGGAGCAGATCAAGGACCAGGAGAAGCTGAAAGAACACTGCGCAGAGCATTGTGAACATGTGAGATTTCATTGCGCGGTGCTGAATGAGTACAACAAAATCAATAGTTTTGATCATAGCCAGGCAGCACGACTTATGGACAAATACAAAAACATTGTGTTTTGCGAAGAATGCGAGGATAGACGGAAGTTAGGTGAGACAAGCTATTGCTGTAACATAGATGGAATATGCAGAAATTTGAAACCCGGAGATGGCTGCAGCTGTGGAAGAAGAAAAGAATAGAGAAAAGGGGAAACGATTATGAGAACAATCGCAGTAATAAATTTAAAAGGTGGAGTAGCAAAGACAATTACATCAAACAGTGTCGCATATATTCTTGCAAGCCAGGGGAACAGAGTTCTCCTGGTGGACAATGACAAGCAGGGGGACGCGTCACGTGGATTAAACCGCCGCACCCAGGACGGGGAAGGAATTGATCGCATTATGACAGCCAGACATCCGGAAGACTGGATGAATAAGCTCATTAAGCACACAGATTTTGAAGGTCTGGATGTGCTTCCGGCAAATATGCACCTGCTTAGTGCAAACCAGGCGGTTATGTTAGATCAGACGCGCCCGCAGCAGTTCCGCATCAGGGACGCTCTTGAATGCGTGAAAGATCAGTACGATTTCTGCATTATTGATAACGCTCCGGATATTAATGTATCAACAATCAACGCTTTGACGGCGTGTGATGATGTACTGATTCCGGTTGAAATCGACGACAACACAACCGAGGGCTTGCCGGAGCTGGTGAGCCAGATCGGATACACAAAAGAAGACCTGAACAAAGATCTGGAAAATTTCTGGATCTTTATCACGAAGTACGACAGAAGAAACGAAGCCCAGAGACAGGGACTGGAAATGATTCAGGAAGCAGGCTATCCAATGCTCAAGACAAAAATAAGATACTCCAGAAAGGTATCTGAAAGCACATATGCAAGGATACCGATTCCTCTGTATTCTCCGCGCTCACTGGCAGCGAAAGACTATGAAGATCTTGTAAACGAATACATAACTGCAGTGAAATACGCAAAGGAAGGAGAGGAGGACTAATGGATTTTAATCTTGCTGATATGGTAAACAAACGTCCAAAGCAGGTACAGCAGGAAAATACAAGCGATACCGTATACAGAGACGTGTTCGAACTTGTCCCGTCGAAAGAAAATTTCTACGGGACAGACCCGGACCGGCTCCGGGGCTTGAAAAATTCAATTCAGCTATTCGGAGTAATGCAGGATGTCCTGATCGAGGACGTAAACGGAGAAGATCATATAATTTCCGGACACTGCAGAACAATGTGCTGCAGAATGCTGGTAGAAGAAGGACATGAGGAATTTAGAAAAATTAACTGCAAATACACGACAGTTAAGGATGATACCAGAAAAATGTTTCTGGAGGATGGCGAAGAAGACCATGAGACAACGCAGCTTCTTGAAAAACTGGCAGTTATCCAGGCAAACCGGTTCAGAGAAAAAACGGACTGGGAGAAGATGAAAGAAGCTCTTGAGACAGAAGAAATCATAAAAGGCTTGCGAGAACTCACAGAGCTGAAAGGCAAAACAAGAGACATGGTTCGGGAGACGATCGGAGTGTCTGGAACACAGATGGAAAGATACCATGCAGTCCAGAAGAAACTCAGTCCGGAATGGATGAAAGAGTTTCAATCCGCAAAAATCAACATCACAGTAGCTCGTGAACTTGCAGATCTGGATGAAAAATATCAGAAGCAGGCTATGGAGCACTACATGGAACACGACATCATAACGCAAGCAGAGGTAAGAGCTTTCAAGAAGCTCCAGGAAGACAACAGAGACATTCCTGGACAATTCACGATTGAACAGGCGACAGGGCAGCAGCGACCACCAG